AGGGCCGCTTGGGATAAACAGGAACAGGTATATAGTGGGATTAATAGAGGCGAGTTTGGTAATACCTAAGGGGAAAAAGGTAATACCTAGCGAGGCGGTAAAATTTGAGCCAGAGCAGAAGGCGGCATTGATAGCGAAGCTAAGGCAGGATGGGTTAACCGAGTTATACGATAAGAAGCGGGTATTAAGGAATGGGGTTAGGATGTCAGGGACTTATGTAAACATATATGATATATGAAGGAGAAGGACAAATCTGTACGGGACATACTTTTTCAAATAAGGTTCAAGCCGTGGTTATACGAGGAATTAGGGAAGAAGGCAGAGGCGAGTGGGTTAGACAGGGGGAGTTACATCAAGCTACTCATTTCAAAGATAGGGATAGAGGCGGTAGTGGGTGGCAGGTTATTCAGGGACAGGCGGTTATGGCGGCGGATGTACAAGGAAGAGAAAGAGGGGTTGGGGGTAGCAGAGGGGCATGCACTGAAGGCATTGAGCGGGAGTTACGACCCGATATTAGCTGTGAACGAGTTATGGATATACAACAAGGGGTGGGTGAGGCAGCTGGTATTGCAGTATTGTGACCAATACGGGATGAGGCAAGAGGAGTTTGGTTTTACAAAGACGATAGCGAAGGTGATAATACGGGCATATTTTGAGATAGAGGACATAGTGCCGAGGAAGAGGGGGTACACGAGGGGTCGTTACAAGCTAAGGCCAGAGTACACAGCGAGGGATGTAAGTAATTTAGAGAAGCGGATATACATAAATGATGCGAGGACCTTTGACCGACTACTTAAAAAATGGGATAAAGAAGATGCATCCATTGAGCCAGAAGCGTAGTTATCCAACCAACACGCAATTTTCGCAGGTTTCGAGGCGGAAGCAGTATATGAGGCAGAAGGAGAGGTATCAGGACCCTATCTGGCTGATAATGAAGAATCCTCTTTTTGCGGAGAAGATAAACAAGTTGATATGTTCATCACGGGAGAAGTGGGAAGCGTTGGAGCGAAGGAAGGTTATCTTGAACCCTTTTTACAAGCCTGTGGCGTGTCCAGTGACGCTGGATGCTATCACCTGGATTTCAGCCTATTTAAGGTATTACTTTTTATATCAAAAAGACGAAGATGGAAACGATAATGGTGCTGCTCTTGACGATTTGGTGCGTATCTTTGACATACTTATACATAGATTTGAGGGGACACTACAGGGATTTGGTCAAGAGGAAGTTTCTAAAGAGGGTGAGGACTGGGAAGCCGACCTATACGCCTAAGGGGGAAATCTCCGAATACCATGATGAAACGGGCGAAGTTGTTTCGATAAAGAAAAGGACTGTAGCTGACCTAAAGAAGGATGAAGCCCTTTCTAGAGCACCACAGCTCGAAAAAGACATACAGAGTTTTAAATTTGACAGGATGACCCGTGGCAGAACGGATAACTGAAGGAATAACTAGAGAACAGGTACAGAAGATGATGGCTTCAGGCCAGTCCGAGAGCCAGGCAGTAGACTCTATTAAAAGAATACAGGGCGAGATGAAAAGGAACCCCAAGCTCATGCTCCAGCCACAGATTGTAAAAAACGGCAGGGTTGTTGATAACCCAGATTTCAAAAAGGAATATGGCGACTTCAGGGAGATACTAAAAAAGACCCACAGCAATGTCGGCAGGAGTGATGATGAGCAGAGAAAGGCTATGGATAAAGAGCTTGCGGATAGGAAGAAACATAGACTTGGAGAGAAATATAGCCTATAGTGTATACATTATATATAGTACATGGATGAGGGATTACTCACGGACAAACAAAAGGAACTCTTTGCGGCGTACCAGGAAGGCAAGTACCTCTACTATGTCCTCGCAGGTGGTACGGGCTCAGGTAAGACCATTGGTATACTCATCCTCTTGCACCTCATCTGTAAATTCCTACCAAACATCCGCATCTTCATATTTCGGAAATCCGAGAAGAATCTCAAACAAAATACTATCCCTTCCTACAGGAAGATTTGCCGTATATTGGGGGATACTCCAGACATTGTAGATATGACCCAGCGTTTCAAGAACGGTTCTGAGATAGTCTTTCAATGGGCTGACATCACAAAGGACCCAGATTGCGATAATGCCAAGGGTTCCGAGTATGCAATCGCCTATTTCAACGAGGTGAACCAGATAGATAAGAAGTATGTGGACATTGCGGCTACCAGGGTAGGCAGGTGGAACGACTTTACTGTTGAGGGCGAGGGCTACTTTCTAAAGCCTTCTATTTTTATGGACCTGAATCCCACAGTTGGCTGGATAAAAACGACCTATTACGACAAGTTCATCAATGGCAAGCTGGACCCAAAGGTGTACTTTCAAGAGTCTGTGCCTGTAGACAACAAGTATAACCCGCCTGAGTTCTTCGAGTTTCTGCGTAGGCTTCCGCCGACAGAGTATTCCAGGTATGTGGAGAATAACTGGAACTATTCTGATGACCCGAACCAGCTCATTATCTGGGAATGGCTGAAGGATGTTCTGATTGACAAGCCTGAGAACTTCAAACCAAATGGCATAGGCGTGGATGTGGCTAGGGAAGGCAATGATAGGACTGTGTTCTGGTATCATCAGGGCAATATTTTTGGAGAATACGAAACCTTTAAGAACCAAAAGACCAATGTAACTGGCGAAATCCTTATTGAACGGGCCAAGGAGCGTAAGGTTGACCCCAAGAATGTGTGTGTGGATGTTGTGGGGGTGGGTTCAGGTGTGGTAGACCACTGTTTCGGGAAAGGATTTGAGGTTGCCACTTATAATTCTGGTAATGCTGCTACCAGTTCCGTTATTAAAAGCACCATCTACAACTTTAAGAACAAGCGGGCCGAGGATTACTGGAAGCTGAGGGATATGGTGCAGAACAACGAGATTGAGATTTTGAACGATACTGAGGTCATCAAGGAACTGTTGAACATTCGTTACTTCATTTCTGAGCAAAATATTCAGATAGAATCAAAGCGGGATATGAAGAAGAATTTTGGCTATTCTCCCGACCTGGCTGACGGGATTGTGATAGGGCTCACAAATAAGGGCGAGATTTTTGAGCTAAAAAGGAAGCCTGTGCCCACGGATACGCTGACATTATCCTATGAGCAGCTCGTGGGCGTGGTCCAAGAGGCTTCCAAGGTTGTCTGGGATAACCACTGATTGAATAACTAATTACTAAAGGCTAGAATTTTTGAAATACTTAACTGAATATCTATGACCAATTACGAAAGAGATTATCAATCCGCTGAATCGCCAGCTCCAATGGAAGGTGTTTATGTAATTGATGCTCCTGATTTAGAGGGCGAGCCAGAGGAAGTTGAGAAAAGATTGTTGGATAAGATAAACAAGGGCATTAAAACATGCCAGCCATACAGGGATGAGCTTTGGCGTACCTCAGAGAAGAGCAGGGATTACTATGTTGGTAAGCAGATAAAGGATGGCGACCTCTATGAAGGGGAAACCAAGATTGTGGATAACCGCATTTTTACTTCTATTGAAACCCTTGTCCCGCTTATTGTTAAGAATCTTTCTGAGCCGATTTTAACACTTACCCCAATAAATAAACGCACCTCACAATTGGGGGAGAAATTAAGAAACTACATCTATAACGACCTGTTTTTGGGTGCTTGGGATATGAAAACCATGCATTCGCAGGCGGTCAGAGCACACTTCACGGACAGATATGCCTGCTACAAGATATTCTATGATACTGAACGGGAATGTATAGATGTGGAGCTGGTTCCCAGGGGTAGGATGTATGTCTTGAAAGAGGCCAGGAACGAGTGTGTAGCACCTTATCTGATTGAGTTGATTGACTCTACCTATGGCGAGGTTTGTGAAAAGTTCCCAGACAAAGAGCAGGCGGTCTACGAACTTATCAATAAGGGCCAGAAAGTGGATGAGAACTCGCCGATACGCTACTACGAGTATTGGGAGAATGAGTTTGTGGCATGGAAGTTCAAGAATGTGCTTTTGGGATATGATAAGAACCCGAATTACAACTGGGAAAATAAGAAAATGAATCAGTTTGTGGGTCCGAAAATGCCCTATATCTTTCTGAGGGAAAATAATTTCGGCGACAGTATTATTGACCCGATTTCCAAGGTGGAACAGGTGGTTGGCTTGCAGGATGGAATTAACAAGAGGAAGCGGCAGATAGAGCAGAATGCTGATTTTGGTAATGGGATGCTGATAGGTTCGGGTGACTTTATGACCAAAGAGAGCCTGGATAAGATAGACTTCACAGCCAAGAGTAAGCTTTTTATTCAGAAAGGCGTTCCTTCCCAAGCATTGACCTTCTTTACTGGTCGAGCCTTTGACCAAGGCATTATGACCGACCTGACGGCTTCACAGAACGAAATTGATAACATTTTGGGCACTCATCCCGCTACTCGTGGGCTTGCTGGTACTAATCAGAGGACTCTGGGAGCGACAATGATGCTGAAATCCGCAGATTCGGGTCGCTTAGAAACGATAGAACGCAGTATTGCAACTGTAGACCAGGCTTTGTATGAGTGGTCCCTACAGTTGATGTATGTTTTCTATACTAAAAAGCATCCAATCATGTCAATTGGCAAGACTGGCGACATAAAAACCATGTCTGAACTGCAAAGGAAGAACTTTATCGTCAATTCCGAGCTAAAAGATGTCAAAATTGTTGTCAAGACTGAAATAAATGTTGGGAAAGACGATTCTGAACGGAAAGTTGAGGCTTTGAACTTATTTAAGCTGGGCTGCCTATCTACGAAGGACCTATTGAAGATTCTGGGCTATCCTAATCCCGAAACTCTGGCTCAGAATGCTGCTATGCAGCAATTAAAGCCAGATATGGTCTATCCTATGCTGAATAATGACGAGCCGTTTGATGTTGAGGCAATTGAGCACACTGAGCTTCTGCAGGCGGGCACAGATATCTCAGCTCCGAGATATTTAACGCAAACAAGGGATATTTCCATGCTGAATAGCCATATTGCAACCCATACCGATTACATCAAGGGCGTGGAGATAGAGGAAAATCTGGAACCTTATGAGCAAATGCTTTCCGAGAACCAGAAGAAGTATAATGTCCATGTCAAGCAGGAGAATGATTTATTACGGGCACTTCTAGCTCAGCAACAACAGATGCAGCCTATGGGTCAAGGTGGTAACATGGCCCCGCCAGTTAATCAACCTCAATCTGTTGGACCTACTGTGCAACAGACACCTAATACTGGTATGCAACAGAATCCCATGCCTAGACCACCTGGAGTTCCTAATCTGGGGGCGGGAATGCAGACGTCTAATATGCCACTCAGGTAAAGATATTGAATAAGTAATTCTTTTGTGGCACTATTCTAATTAGAATAAAAAGTGTAGGGTTCAGCCCGTCATAGCTGTTTAACTTTTTATTTTAATAAGATGGCAGGAAGCATGGTCGTCACCGACACCGCAGACTCATCAACTGCAACCGAAGGTGAACAAACCGCCAGTGCTGGCGAACAAGGCACAACCATTCCCTATAACCGATTTAAAGAGGTTAATGATGAGCGAAAGGCTTACAAAGAGGAACTGGAAACATTAAGAAGGCAGCTAGATGAACAGAAAACTCAGGCACTCAATGTGCCGCAACAAGCAGGTGGCAAATTTAAAACACAATATGCCAACATAGACGAGTTTTATTCTGATGTTATACATAATGCTGCCAATGATGATAATTTCCTAGACTCTTTGTTGAACGCTCTTTACGAGAAAAAAGGCGATAAGTTTGATGATGTCCTTTTCAATTCATTGACTAGGAAGAATCAGAAGCTTACGCAGGAGAGCGAACAGATAACCCAAAAAATGGTAGAAGAGAATGATAGAAAACTTGACAAAATTGAAGCCGAATTTGGTACAGATGTTAATGGCTTTCAAGCGTTCAAGGACTGGGTAGAGGAGTTGGTGGTTAATAAAGACCCCGATTCCGTACCTAACTGGGCTAGAGATTTGGACTCCTTATATGATGTTTATAAGGCGTACATTTATAAACAGCCCGAAGTGTCACAAGCTGCTAGAAAGATTAGCAAGACCAAGATTGGCGGAAAGGTTGCTCCGCAACTGGACACTACTGGGGATATGAGAGATATTCTCAGAAGAGCTGCTCAGCGAGGGACAATCACTAAATAAATTTTAATTATTTAACATGACATTTACCGCAGATTTCAACAGTATAGAACTTCCTCATCTGATGAAGAAGGTCATGGATACTGTGACTAAGACCAACTTTCTTGCTGGTCTTATGTTGAACAATGCCAAGCCCTGGAGAGGCTTGACTCTGGACAAATCAATCCAGATTTCGGCTCCGACAACTGGCGGTTCTTTTGCTGGGTTAGACCCATTTGCTACCTCTGTTTCCAACACCAAACTTCGCTCTTCGTTTGACCTGAGAGGTTATTACCAGGCGATTCCTTTGGTTGGTTTGGAGAGGGATGTCAATGCCGCTGATGCCAATGCTGCTGCAGATTATGTGGCAGACAAATTAGAAGAGGGCACTCATGCCATGAGTCAGAATATTGGCTCGCTTTTCTATGGTGATGGCACAGGCAATAGCAATAAGGACTTTCTTGGCTTAAAGGCAGCAGTTGATGATGGTAATTCAGTACAAACCTATGGTGGTATTGATAGGTTGACCTACACTACCTGGGCTTCGTACAAGAACTCAGTTGGTACAGTTCTGAACAGCTTGACACCGATTATTACCGCAATTAACGCTACAGAAGCGTACAGTAATATGTTGGGTGACAAGGTGATAATCACGACTCGTGCTTTGTTTTCCTCATTAGAGGCACTTGCACAGCCGTCAGCCCGCTTTGATGCGAAGTCTGATGGATTCAATGTTGTAACCCGCACAGGCCAGAACATTGATAATAAGAGTGGTGCAGTTGCCGATTTTGGCTTTAATGCCCTTTGGATTCGTGGTATCCCTGTGGTATCTGATGAAAAGTGCACGACCAATTATATGTATGTCTTGAATAAGGAATACATTAACTGGTTCGGCATTGAAACAGCACCAGATGGTTACAGGAACATTCCTTTTGGAAAACAAGAAGCAACCGAAGGTGCTGATGGCGAGTCTGAAATTAGGGGTGTAGGTGCAATCTTTAGTGATTTCATCAAAATCCCGACCCAGTACGCACAGGTTGGTTATATCATCCTGCGTGGTAATCTGGTTACTTTTAATCCTAACAGGCATGCTGTTTTGATTTTCTCTTAATTTTTAATAAGGAAACAAAATGGCAACACTAAAGGATTATGTGCCAGTTCTGGCAGAACTCTTGGTGAATGCAGACCTTGGCGGCCTGGGAACAGCTGGTTCTCCTTCCTACCTGAAGCTTGTGAGCAACAATGGTACGACCTATTACTTGTTTTTGGCTAATGATGGCTCTGCAAGAGTCAGCTCGACAGTGCCAACAAGCAATAGCTCTGGTTCCGCAATTTCGGGAACTGTAGGTGCTACTGGTATTGGTTCTACTGGTGTTACTGGAGCTACTGGAGCCGCTGGTGCTGCAGGTAATACTGGAGTGGCTGGTGCTGTAGGTAACACTGGGGTTACAGGTGCTACTGGTGCTGCAGGTAATACTGGAGTCACAGGTGCTACTGGCATTACGGGTGCAACTGGTGTAACTGGAGCAACTGGTTCCACCTAGACTTAATTTTAGTTAGGGTTTTAACATGGCAAATTTACTTACGGGGCCTGTGATTGTAGACCAGGGTTTGACTCTTGTTTCTACAATCCAGCAACTTCCATTGGGGACCAAAGGAAGAGATACCGCTGGTAATGAGTATGTGTATGTTTCTGGTGTCACAAGCGGGGCAGTAGGATATGCCTGCGTGATTGACGAAACTGGAGCAGTCACTTTACTTGTTGGTAGTGGTGCAGTTGGTCCAGTTGGGGTAATGGTTTCCGCTCTTACTGCTAGTACCTATGGCTGGGTCCAGGTATATGGCAAGGCAACCATTTACACTGTTGGAGATGTTGCTGATAATGGTCTGGTGAATAGCACAGCAACTGCTGGTCAGGTAGATGACGCATCTACTGTCAGGGTATTGGGTGCAGTTTTCCGTGCAGCTCGCACAGGTGCGGGTTTAACGGATGCCCAGCTGGTTTATCCTACTTACGGAATGTAAGTACAGCTAGGTTAGAAAAGGGGGCTTTACATAAGCCCCCTTTTTGTTGTATATTAACTTTATATTTATTATTCTTCTTCTCATGGTAGACCCCATCAGCGACCTTTTGCCAGACAGAGATGCTCCAGTTAAACCAGAAAATCCTATAGATTGGGATATGTACCGAGTTAAGAACGATTCCAAGTGGGAATTTTCAATCCCAGTTAACGATTCCACAAACTCTGTGCCAGTTACCTTCAAGGCAGGACAAATTCGAGTCTTTCCATTACATAGGGCAAAATGGCTGGCTATGCAGCTTGCTAAACGGATTATCACTGAGGAGTGGAAAGAGGAAGAATTGGCTACTGGAAGGCAAAGTACAAAACTATGGCTGACGGCAGACTTGGAACACATGGCAAAAGAGGCGGGTAGGTTGTTGTTGGGAAAAGATGTTGAGGAAGTTATTGAGCCCCCGAAGGTGAGTCAAAGAGGCGAGGCTTTAAAAAAATGGCGTGAAGAGCAGAAGGCACTCAAACAAGCATAAGCACACTTTTTATTCTAACAAAGAGGGGAGCGAGCACTCCCCTTTTTGCTGCCTGTTGAATAAGTAATTTTGCTTTCATAGAATTAGCTAATTATTATTCAAAAATCATGGCTACGAATGGTCCAGGTCAGGTCTACCTGACAAAAGCTTTAACTTCTGTTAATTCCACTACCATAAGTGATGCGGTAGATATTGGCGGGGCAAAAAAAGTGGTTCTGGTCTTGCAAAGGACCAACCACAGTTCTGGTAATACTGTTTATACGGTCACAGTATCGGTTGATGGTACTGTTTATATCCCGTACAATAAACTGATTACGAATGTGGCTAACACCAATGGTCAGCAAGTTACGAGAGTGGCAAGTTATACATCTTCCAGTAATGAATCGGTGCTTTATACACTTGACCCAATGGATTGTTTTCAGTTTGTGAAGGTTACAGCAACGATTACCACTGATGGTAGGGCAAATGCCTGGGTTTTAGCTCAATACTGATGAAAATAAGCTCTAAACAACTTAAAATGGGAGAACAGGTTGAAAAAGAGCATCATGGCGGTCCTGGCGTAGCCAAAAAGATAGCCCTAGACCACTTAAAAGAAATTCCAGATTACTATGATAGACTGGAAAAAATGGAGTCCGAAGCTCCACATAAATTTAATTCAAAAGAGGAAACTGACATGAATAAGAATTTAATTGTGGCTTCCATAAGGAAGAACAACAAGAAAAAGGATGTTGGCGAAGAAGAAGATGAGAAACAGGAACCAAAGGCTGAAGAGGCAAAAGAATCATCAGCCGAGGAAGCTAAAGAAGAGCGTAAAGAAGAGTCTGGTGGCGGAAAAGACAAGCGTGGCAAGATGATTGCCGCTCTAATCGCACTCAAAAAGAAAAGAAAATAGCTTTTAATAAAAACTGATGATTACACTAGGCTACCTACAGAAGCAGTATCTTGACAATACTAGGGATGATAGTGCCGAGAACTCGCAGCGTGGGATAGATAAAATAAACGCTATCCAGAAGATGCTCTGTGCTTCTCACAATTACCATTTTCTGGAAAGTCTGTATACTGTGCCTACTGTCACTGGTGTTGGCAGCTTTGCCTTGCCTAAGGATTACCGCAAAATGATTACAGTTTCCCAGACATACGGAACCAGGGAGTGGCCCATCAATGAGCTACCAGACCCTAAGGCATTCAATAGGCTCTTTTATATGAGCACAGTAATGTCTGCGTTTGTAGCCCAATATTATCATGTTAGAGGAAAGAAATTACTCATATTTCCGTTCTGTTCCACTTCTACCGATTCTATAAAGATGTTTTACCTGAAAGCTCCTGTGAACATGGTGCAGGCTGATTATAATGAGGGTTTAATATCTGTTACTAATGGCGGAACTACAGTAACGGGCACAGCCACACTTTGGGCAAGTAATGTGGTAGCTGGTAGCTATATCATTATAAATGATGAGGCATACCTGATTTCCGTAGTGACCAATGACACATCTCTCACAATTTCAGAGGTGTTCCAGGGGACCACGCTGACGGGTTATCCTTATTTGATAGGTGATTTGCCTACAATTCCCGAACCTTTTACGGATATTTTATGGATTGGTGCTGCGAGAGAATATTGGGCCCTTTACAAGAAGGATGAAGTGCAGGCTGCTTTATTGGCAGACAGATTTAACGAGTATGAGCAGCGGCTCAAAGAGAACACCAATGCCAAGACAGTTGAAGATTTTACATCACCAAGGCGAGCCACTATCTGGAATCCGAATATGTATCCGACTGTGACTCCCGCATTACCATAATATGGCGACCAAAAGAATCGTAAAAGGAAAGATTACCAGCGGTCCTAAAGCTGGCAGTTCTGAAAAATTATTCGCTTATATCCAAAACGGCTGGACTGGTGGCATAGCTGAGGGAACACGCCTCGGCTACGCCAATGCTTTTAATGACGGCTTGGCATTGGATTATCGGACAGACCCCGACAAACTCCAGGTCATGCCACCTTTAAAGAAAGAGAAGAATCCCAATGGACTTGTGAGGGCGATTATCCGTGAGATGTCGGATACCTGGTTTTACGATAATACTGGCAGAATGTATCGCAGGAACTCAGCTGGAAGCTACGATTACGACACTTTAGTTGCATCAAGCACTGGTGAAGGCTTTGGATTCTTTTATAATGCTATTTATTATGCGGGTACTGCGAGTCTTAACAAAATGACTACGCCTGCTGGCACGCCTTCCTTGACTCTAAATAAATTCGTTTCGATAGCTAGTGCGGTAAATTATGGAGATGTAGACGCTGGTTCGATAGGAACATCTTTTCCGAATTTATATACTGTGCCTACAACCGCTCCAGCCTCAAATGAAACGGCTGTTAATAAGATAGAGTTTGTACCCAACAAGACAAGTTTTGCGGGTATAACGATTTCGGTGGGTTCAAAAGGTACTGGGGACCTATCGGTAATATTGCATGATAGTAACAATACTGCGGTTTCAACAACCACAATAGTGAATGGAAGCTTGGCCAACAATACTCAGTTCCGATTTACGCCAAATCCTAATACGGTCAATATTATACGAGGTGGTTATTATCATATACATTTACAGGCTTCTGCTGGGACAACGACAGTTTATGTGGCAACTACGGCTGATTTTTCAACAGCTTATTATCGGGAATATTTTAGACCGATAGAAAGTAGTACCTATCATCAGATGCGGGTATTTACAAACAAACTTTGTTACTGTAATGGCAGATTCCTGGGTACGATTGATGATGCTGAGGTCTTAAATAGCGAGTCTGTCACTTTTCCGCCAGATGAGGTAGCACATTGTCTTGAAACTATTGGAGATTACATTGCTGTTGCTACCTGGAACGGGACTACTGCTGGGGCTTCGGGAAGGTCACGGATATACTTTTGGGATGGCACAGCACCAACCTTTAACTCGTTCATTGATGTGAATGGTCAGGTAAACGCCATGATTACCAATAATAATCTTTTATATGTGATTCATGGCACTCAAAATCTCATCTCAATCTATTCTGGAGCCTTAACGCTCATGCGTAGGATTAAATTCGTGGGCCAGAATGATACCTGCTTAGTAGCCGAAGGTGGTTTGAGCGTTTGGGAAGGACTCGTTCTTTGGGGCATAAATAGCGGTACGACCTCTTTGGACAGGGCTATTTATTCAATGGGGACCAAGAGTAAGGATTACCCAGAAACTTTGAACAAGGACTTCCAGACCTCGCAAAGAATAGTGACCGACAAGATAAGTATAGGAGCCGTTTATGGTCTGGATGCTCAGAACTTATTTGTCTGCTGGAGCGATAGTACGCCTGCTTCGGTAACGGGTACGGCCTCGTCTAGCTCTACTGCAAGTACGCTTGTAGCTACTACCAGCATTTTTACGGCAGCCATGGTGGGCAGGCAAGTAAAGAACACTACTGATGGCACATACCGCACCATAACTGGCTATACAAACGGCACCACAGTCACGGTAGATAATGCGATTGCAGATACCTGGGATGGTGATGCTATAACTATAGGCTCGTTTTATGGCATAGACAATCTTGATTACACCAAAAAAGAAACTGCGGCTTATGTTGCTACGCTAAGGTATGATGCTGGTTCTCCGAACACAGAGAAGGTGGGAAACTCGCTTTCGCTCAGGACTATAGCTCTAACTACTGACCAATCTGTGGATATTTATTATAAAATCAATTCTAATGGAGATTTTCTCTATCTGGACACTATAAGTGGAGATGATGACCCTGGCGTGTTCTACGAATCGTTTGATTTTGAAAAGCAATTCTTCGAGGTAGAGTT